TATCTTTTTCAGGTGCGTAAGGATATTCTCTACCATTACTATGTTTCTTTGTTTTTAATGTTTGGATTGGTAACCTATATAAAAACCTACCAATACCCCAACAAACACAAGCTCTTTTAAATGCGTCAGATGTTTTTCCTTTATCTTTTTCTACATTAGATTCTGATCCTGTGTCTGATTTCCATACCCAATCATTAAGCTTCTGATTCCATATACCTACTTTACAAAAAAGTTTATTGTCTTCTGTATAATATTTACTTTGCCAATTACCAGCACCTACTACTTCATCTAATAAGTCTTGACAATCTCTTGCATCTATATATGCTACACAAGATGTCTTACCAAATTTTGTTGATTGTACTCTCCACTTATATGGGAGTTCTTTTTTTAATTCTTTAAATTCCATTTCTTAATTATTTAATTTATTTTCATAACATTCTACACATATAGTCTCAAAATCTGATTGGTCTAGTTCTTCATCACATTGTTCACAACAAGGATTAGTACCATTCCATTCAGTAGGATCTACACAATTTTGATTAGTTGATTTTGTATATTCTTCGTAATTCATTATGATACTACTAAATTAGTTATCCATACAATTAAAATAACTGAAGCAATACCAACAACAATATCTGCTAAAAGGTTATTTCTTTTTGCTTCTTCGTACTCTATTGAGCTGATTGCATAATCAGACTCTAGGTTTTTTCTTTTAATTGTATCAGTTTGCTTATCATAATATATATGAAAAAATCTTTTAATTTCTTCTGAGTTGAAAATATGTTCTTGTCTTGTTGTACGATTGATTACTCTAAATTTTGACATCTTAAATAGTTTTGATTAATAATGATACAAATGTACATAAAATAAACGATACTCACAAGTTTATTAATATACTTATTAACAATTTAAGTGTTAAGAAAGGTAATGACTAGATAAAAGTAATATAATTATAATTAGCAAATAAAAACCAAATAATTGCCAAGTTATATCTTTCTTCATTACAAAGGCATCAAAAGATTTAATGGTGTTTTACCATTATTTAATACAACTGCACAACCAACAGCTGGACGTTTACCATACTTTGCGTAAGCCATTGCGTAAGATTTGTGATTTATACCACAACCTACTTGAGTTCCAAAGACTCTGAACTTTTTACCTACATAGTGTTCTGTGTAAGCTTGTGTATGTAAGTGTCCTTGTACAACATTAATCATATTAGCTCTACAAGAAGTTCTAGCAGTACCACCTTCTCCGTGTTGATAAAGAACATCATCTTGAATATAATGCTCTACAAAGTTCCAATCAGGAGTTTCTAATACTTCCTTATAAGACCTTATCCATTTACTTGGTATTGCTGAAGTCTGTGCTTTTCGCATTATAATTCTGTCGTGATTACCTATAATAACAGTTGCTTTAGGAAAAGCATTTCTCCATCTTGCAATACGTTTAATAGCAAAATCTAATTCATCTGCACCACCCATACCATCTGCTGAGGTTTCGTGATAGCTAGAAAAGTGGTTGTCTATTACATCTCCTATGAATACTACTTCAGTACATTTATAAGTGTAGTATTGATCTATGCACCAATCAAGATAGCCATCTAAACAGAATGGTTCGTGTAAGTCTCCTATAACTAATACGTTACGAGTTTCAGACTCTCTCATTTTCTGTAAAGCGACTATCTCGTGTGGCTTTAATCTATAACGATTATTTCTTTGACTTTCCAAAATCTGCGAATGATTGTCCTCCTAGCATAGCAATTAAACTCCACCAAATTTTAGATACTGATTCTTCGTCTACATTTAAAGCATTTGCAATTAAAGGAATAACAATAGATGCTAGACCTAACCATACCTTCTTAGATGTAAGAAGTTGTGTAATAATGTAATTTTTCATTTTATTTATTTTTAATTAATCTTCTGCCTTATTGCCTTTGTGAAATAGTATATAGTCTCTATTAGGAACGTCTTGTACTAACAAGTGTAAATAGTCTCTTGTACCACTTTCTCTAGGATATCTAAGTCTTACATTATAAACTCCCATAGGAATACTAGAGATACGTCTTTGATTATCTTTATAAGGCAACTCAAGAGTATCACAGAACATTTCTCCATCAACGTACAACTTACCAATTATAGAAACCTTTGAGAAGGTATCTCTAATTAAAACTAGACTAACGCCCTTGTCCTCTGTAAGTGTTTTTGTCTTGCTGCTTGAAATAACTTTACGAGCCATTTATTTATTATCTTCAAATTTAAAAAATTTATATATTGTATATGCTATTGAAAGTATCAATGCAACAAAACTTAATATTTCGTTTGCACTTGCTAAAGTAAAGCCAATAGCTGAACCGTTAGCTAATCCTACTTGTATTGTGTCTCTTAGGTCGTTCATTCTTGTTATTTTTTGGCTTACTCTCTAAGTAGGATTTCAGCTTAGTTACGTTAATTAATTTTGGTTTATAGTGTTTCTTCATTATGAATAGTCAGATGCGTTTAAAAAGTTTCTTAAAGTAAGTTTAGTTCCTTGTTGCATAGGTCTCTCAAGATTCATACCATTATAATAAGCATTTCTGTCAGGATCAACATCTGCACCACTATTCGTACTGTACTCAGGAAAGCTAGAAGTATTATTACAAATATAGTCTATCATTCTTTCTGTATAGTATTGGGCAGTATTTACGATTTCTTCTCTTAAACTCTGTGCTTCTTCAGTTGAAAGAGCATTACCTGTTTCAGATGTTTTAGAAAAAATATTAGAATTTTCTACTTTGAATCTAAGAAATGGAATAACGTGATAAAAAGAATAATTTACAAGAACGAAAGAAATGTAATCATCTAACAAGGTCTTGTAAGCTGCATTAGCAGGCTGTCCTATTGTATTGTTTGTAATTAAATCTTTAAGCTTATTATATAATTGTGTGCCAAGCTTAGTCTCAACATAGAGTGTTTGTGATTGCAAAATATAAGGCAATAATATCTCATTATCGACTTGTAAATTTATACTTGAGCTGTCCTTAAGCTTCTGTTCTGAAATTAATAATACGTATGCCATAATTATCTTGGTGTTAAAAATCCTTTATTTTTCATTCTCTTTGGTGGTTTAGCTACTAATGGACTATTCTTTTTAGCAGTAAAACCTTCTGATCTTGCTTTTGTGTAGCTTATTAAGTCAGCATCTTCTATCTTAGTAGTTTTCGACTCTCCTATTGTAGTTTTGAAAATCTTTCTTAAGAAAAAATGTGAACAGTTGCCGCCGCCCTTAAATTTAAATATATCATATTTTAAAGCACCTTTAGGACCCCAACCGATATTTCTCTTTTGATTTTTAGAATAGTAATAATCATTAACAACTTTTCCTGACATACTTACTAAATCTTCTTTTCTATACATCTTACCATTTTTAGAAGCACCCATCATTTGTTTACAAAATGGTCTTTCTTGTCCTGTTTTGTTTACTAAAAAGTTATCTTGTGCATACACATATCTTACTCTAAAATAATCATAAGTTTTTTTTGATATTCCATCTTGCTCAGATTTTCTTCCTGGTAAAGCTCTACCTGTACTTGCTAATTCTATCTTTTCATTAGCTACATCATTTAAAACTTCTTCAAAGTCAAAGTCTTCGTGTTCATCAACTACTTTTTCTTCTTCTATTAATTCCCATTCTTCAGGTATATCTTCTCCATATTCATCAATAAACTTTGCAAGTTCTGTTGCTGATGAATGGTCTTTACAAGCCATATAAGAGACTTTCCCTTCATATTCGTGTTCGTGGTAACCTTCGCACCCAATAGTCTTTGCGTGAGCTTCTGCTTCTTCTATTGTATCAAATACAGGTTTACCATCTATATTACCTACCTTACTAAAATCATTTCTATCTTCTACTACTTCTTCATCATTTGATAAAGGTGCTAATCCTATATCTTCTCTAATCTCATCTTGCGTCATTACTTCTCTGATAGTCTCAGAATCAAATTGTACTGTTATAGGTTTTAATTGTACAAACTCAACAGGCAAGTCCATATTATTTACTGAGAATATAGTCTGTAAAGTATTTAAGATGTTTAGCTGAAAACCTCTTACAACAGTATTTTGATAGAAATTAGCAGCATTTACAAGCTCATCAGTATTAGAGCTAAAGCCATTAGTAGAGTCTATTCCTAAAAGTGTCTTAGATGTTACTCTGTGAGCTGAACAGATATTCTGAACCAATAGCTCTTGTAAACTTAAAAATAATTTATCTTGGTCAGATGCTTGTATTGGTGTAATCTCAGGAGTTCTAGTTTTATCATCTGAGAATGTCAATATAAACTTACCTGCGTTTTTTGCTCCTGTAAATTTCTCAGTAAGACTTTGTTCTATTTGGAAACGTTCTTCTTGTGTTGGTATTCCATTTGCAAAAGAAATAAAGTAGCTACCACTAAAACCATTTTCTATATTAGATAAATGAAACTCTGCTACTCTTTGATCTACTAATGCCCAATTACAACCAGCTATATAGTCTGGTGTATGATAGATGTCCATATTAGGAGAATAAGCTCCTGTGTATAATAACTGACTACCTGCTGTTCTATCGTTTACATTAAAAGCTGATATTGCATAAGGTTTATGCGTTCTAACATTACTCCAATCTCCACTAATAAAATATGTATCTACTTGTCCTAATTCGTTTGGTCTTCCTGCTCTTACCCTTTCAACAGGTACGTGATATATTTCTGCTATCTCTGTTCTTTCTCTATTCCAAATAATATGTAAAGCATAAGCTCCTTGTAGTTTAAAATCAAAAGCTACCTTTTTTATGACTTGATGTAATGACTCTTTGCTATTTGCGTGTCTTAAAAACTTCTTAAGTTTAACATAAGCATCTAAATTTGTATCATCATCTTCAACTATTAAATCTTCTCCTGCTATCATCTCAGCTGTTGAATTTACGATTGCTGCGTGAGTTGAACTATTGTAGTATAAATCTATTAAGAACTGAGGGTATAGGTTTCTCCAATCTTCCGTTCCGTATTCTATGTAGTCTTTACCTCTAACCTCTGTTACAACAGGAGCTGTTTGAGTTTCTAAATTTATACTTAAGATATTATCTTTCATTTTATTTGTTTTATATTTCTTCTAATTCATCAGGGTCTACATCAATACCATCTGCATTTTTTGCATAACCTAAAAACGAATGTACGCAATCTGTTGGAAATACCTCATAAGTTCCAAAGTCATATTCTTCCTTAGTCATTAAGTCATAGAATACTCCAGGATAATATACAGGTGGTGTTAACTCGTGTCCATCTTTGTCATAAGTAGCAGGTATCTCTACTATTTTACCTATGTAAACTATCGCTTGAGTACCATTAATATATACTTGCTCTCCTTCTACTACTTCATAAGTACCTTTAGCAAGTAAATCTGCATCTCCTTGTGCTTTGTCTGTGTATTGTAATTTATATATATTTTGATTCATTATGCGTAAATTAAGTTTGTTCTATTTTTAAGTCTTCCCGACATCATTGCCCGTAATGTACTTATATTTATATCAAAAATTTTACTTGCAATTATCATACTTTCATAAAATATACCTGTGCTTGAGTCTAACAATATTTTGCTGTGTTTAGAAGATATTTTTCTTTTTGTTTCATCTGAATGAGTATAACCTTTTTTAGAAGTAACTCTTTTGTTTATATGCTCATTACTTTGTTTTCTTCCTTTTCCTGCAATACTCATTTTTTTTCTAACCTCTGTACTAAAAACTGCTTTTTTATCTGTTGTTTTAGTTAATATACAATTCAATCCGTTTGTAATAGCATTATAAAACTCTTGCCAATATCTTTCACGATAATTTAATTGTTCAACATTACATTCTTCTATTATTTCAATTTGATGATTTTCTATTCCATATTTTAAAATAGAATTAAATATTTTTGGCTGTCCATTACAATTTTTTTGTTTTTTGTATTCCAATAATCTTTCTTCTAATCTTATAGATTGACCTATATAGACTTTATTTGATGGAGAAGTTATTTTATAAATTCCTATCATATTATGATGTCAAAGAAGTTAATTGTGCATCTGTTAGTGCTGTCTTATATACTTGTAGTTGTTTTACTTTTGAAGGGAAATTTCCAGAGGCAGTAGGAAAATCAAAGTCTATCTGATTCAAAACATCTGCACTAAAAATAGTGCTACTTGAATCTGTTCCAACTTCTACCCCATTAATCCAAAAAGCATAATCTCCACTTTTCCATTTAATAGCATACTTATTAAAAGCAGTTGTGTCTGATATAGTTATTTGAAGTGTATTTATTGTAACTCCTGCGACTACAGTTCTTGTTAAAACCCTATTAGAAGTGCTCATAAATCTAAAATACACATAATTCTGAGTAGAACCATCATTTATCGAAATATATCTATTTGTACCATCATCAAAC